TGACCTGATCATCGGCGAGTACCTACCATCTGTGTCGCAGCTCAACCGGGTGTTTGGCACATGGCGGGCGTTTGTCGAGGCGTGCGGGCTGGAGCACAGGCCGTACCATGCGGGCAGCGGGCCGCGGCCGGAGGAGATGCCGGGCAGCGTGATGGCGGATGATTTCGCCTGGCATGATCCGAGCGTGCTGCGCTGCGAGCCGGTGCGTGTGCCGGTGCGGGCGTGGGAGCCGCGCGAGAAGGCGTGGGTCACGGTAGCGGTGCAGGAAGCGTGGAGGGTGCGCTAGAGCATGTATGACGTAGATGAAGTTTCGGATTTGATACCGACCGAGCGCATCACGCTGATTGCGTGGGCGCTGGCGCTGGGCGGCACGGTGACGACGGGGCAGGTGGCGAAGGAGCTAGGCATCACACGTGTGGGCGCCTGGCTGCTTCTCACCAAAATGAGCCGCGTGGTGCCAATCACATCAGATGATAATCGACGGTGGTATCGGGTTAACCCATAGTTAACCTCACCACGCTACGCTGGAGGCATGGGACGGCCGAGCAAGCTGACGCCGGAGTCGGCGAAGAAGATCGTGGACGCCATCGCCGCGGGCAA